AAAGGTTATCCTTATACGAGGAATGGTAAAAGAGGATATTTGGTATATAATGCCACTGGTACGGAAGCAAAATTTACTGAATATCCAAATCAACCCACCCCAGCACCAAAACCTCCAGTAGATCCAGGAGCTAAACAACCAGGAGAATCTCTAACAGATTATGCTAAAAGAACAGAACGTGAGGCATCAGCAGCACAAGAACTTCCAACATCAGGAAAACCTCCAGCACAAACCCCAGCAGCAACAACACAACCACCAGCAGCAACAACACAACCACCAGCAGCAACAACACAACCTCAGAGACTTCCTGTTAAACCAGTACCAACACAAACGCAACCTCCAGCATCAACACAAGCAAGACCAGCATCACAACCAGCACAAACTGGCGATAGAACTAAGGATCTTACAACTTGGGCAACTACACCTAGAAATAGGAATATGATTAATACATCTGGAACTCCTCAGCAGAAAGCAATTCTTAGTGCTGCTGACAAAGGAACTGCTATGCCAGCACCAAGACCAATTAGTAAAGATGTTGAGGATATTAAAAAAATGCAAACAGCATCACGAGCTCGTCAAGGTGTCAAAGAATCTTATGATGCTTATGACCTTGTGCTTGAGTATCTCCTCTCACAGGGGCACGTAGAGACCGTAGAAGAGGCAAATTATGTAATGATGGTAATGGATGCTGAAACTATTGGAACGATTGTTGAAGGTTCTGGTGTAGTAACTGGTACTGCTAACGCCATTAATACTGTTATGAAACCCGCTAATCAAACTCCGGAGCAAGCAAAAAAAGCAGTAGGTAATATTACCAGAGGTTTGGATGTAGTTGCTAAACCAGTTAAAGGTCTTTTAAGTGTTGGTCCTAAAACGAACCAACAAATGATTAATAAAAGAAGACCATAAAGGTTAAGTATCTTAACATAACTTAAAGGAGGCTTGACAAGTCTCCTTTTTTTGTGTAGACTAGGTTTGTCCCCGTTGAGAAAAGGGTCTAAGCTTCTTTAAGATACTTAAAAGCCCTTAAGAACCAATTCGTAAATCCTATTCACTTCACTACTAAAGAACTTTCCTTCGATATTCGTATTATAATACTCTTCACTTAATAATACGTTACGAATAAATTGTTCATAAGTTTCATAATAACTCATAGATTTCTTATGAGGACACAGGTATAATATTTCTCTTAAGAACTTATCTGATCCCAAATTCTTTATATCTTCCTTAAGTTCATCACAGGAACCAAAGTAAGATTGCCAATCACTTTCTTTAGTTTTTCTTCTACCAGTCTTTCTATCCTTTTGACGAGTCCAGAAATGTTTCTTACCAATATATTTCTTATCATTAACTATATTTGTAATTATATAAACAAATCCTTCCATTCCTTTGGGAACATCGGTAAAGTCCACACTATTATACTTCCAAGTCATGGTTAAGATTTTATATAACATATTTAGAGTGTTGCGGAAGCACCTGAGAGGTGGTATGATAGTGTCTAACAGCACTCCTAATATGACTACTATAGAACAGACTATGAGAATATCGCACGATTGGGCAGTTGATCGCATACATACATTATGTGAGAATAAGGGTATTGAAGACGCTCAGGCAATTCAGGCAGAGTTTAGAGAATGGATGGATCCCGAGATCCCGCAACACGATGTTTTTTCACTCGAATACTTAGGAGACGAATAATGAGAGTAGACCTTCACAATTTCTTTCAGCACTACGACCCCAAGAATCCAAAACACGTTGCGGCAGTAGAGCAACTTGAAGTGGATCTTGTAAGTAAATCTCCAGACCTGATGGAGGATACTGCTAATTGGGTGAAGATTTTTAGAACAAAACTAGAAGTAGTAATTCCAGGAATATTAAATGTTCCTTACTATCCTCAAACAGATAATTATAGAGACGCTAATCGTACTTGCAATAGTTCTTCCTGTGCTATGTGCCTTGAGTATTTTAAACCAGGTACTTTAGTAGGAGCAAAAGGTGATGATGCTTATGTTCAGAAAGTATTCGCAGTCGGTGATACAACTGACCACTCAGTTCAGACCAAAGTTCTTGCTTCTTACGGAGTTAAGTCTGAGTTTAGGTATAATCTTGGGTTTGCTGACCTTGACCGTGAGTTGTCTGCTGGGAGACCCGTTGTTATTGGCATACTCCATCGTGGCACTTTATCTTCTCCTACTGGTGGGCATATGCTGTGTGTAATAGGTAAGAAGGGTGAGGATTATGTGGTTAATGACCCTTATGGTTCTTTGAATGATGGTTACTCTGGTCCAGTCACGAATGGTAAAGGTGCCGTATATAAAAAATCGGAACTTGCTTACAGATGGTTGGAGAATGGTAAGGATAAAACTGGTTGGGGAAGAATTTTCAAATGACTATAAAGTTTATTGATGCCGTAAAAAATCATAAGGATTTACCACAACAAAATGATGCCTGGATGTTTCTTCAGGCATCAGTTCATAAAGAAATTATTGATGAATTTGCAAGAAGATATCGTAATGAAAAAGTAGAACCAACACTTGAAGGACTACCAATTCCTGGTGTTGAACTAATAAAAAAATTTGAAGGATGCCATCTTAAGGCATATTATGATCCTTTGACTGGAGGACTTCCTATAACAATTGGATGGGGAAGTACTCGTAGAAAGGATGGAACTAGTTTTATGATTGGTAATACAATCACTCAAGACGAGGCAGATGACTTATTATACTTTCAACTTCGTCGTGAGTTTCTGCCAGCACTTTCTAAAATTCCATATTGGAGAGAAATGAATGACAATCAACGTGGAGCACTTTTATCCTTTGCTTATAATCTCGGTGCTGGGTTTTATGGTCATCCCAACTCCAATACTATTACACGAGTCTTAAAGAATAAGGAATGGGATAAAGTCCCAAAAACATTAGAGATATATCGTAATCCCGGAACTAGTGTGGAGGTAGGATTACTGAGGCGTAGAAGAGCAGAAGGTAAACTTTGGTCTACACCATAAAAGGTTTTGCGATTCCTTCGTTCAACATCCTTTCGTTAATTGTGACTGGATCACCCACAAAATAAAGAGTTCCGAGTATCCTTCCATACTTATCTTCTTTGAAAGTTTCAATTACCCATTCACCTTCTCGGGACAGTTCTTTTTCTAACCACGCTTTTGTTGCAAGACCTTCTGCTTTTTCTTTAAGGTCTTTGGTTCTTGTTTCTGCTGCATTAATACCTTTGAGACGAACTCTTTGAATGGTTGTGAGATTGAACCCCAAATCTATTGAAACATCTACTGTATCACCATCAACAATTTTTTCTATCTTCTTGATTTTATAGTGATACATTATCTTCTTCGTATGCTAATTTAAGTATATAGTATATTATATAAGCAGCGCCGGCAAGTCCAATACCTAATAATATATTTACACTCCATATTGGGTCAGTCATTTTCTTTTTCTTCAGGTTTTTTATTTAAGTTTGCCTTCAAAGCAATAATAGTTGCCAGAAGAGACATCAAAACTTGAATTGATTCTGATGTATTATCGTCACATTTACTTGGAGGTTTTGCTCCACTTTTATCAAATGCCTTTACAAGATACAGATAATGTAAACTAGTCATTACCTTGAAATTACATATTACATAATTTGTGAAAGTCATTCCGACAATTGCTGCTGCTACAAATGCAACCATCACAGGAACTATATTATCAAGTGTTGGATATTTGAATTTCATAATCGTCCTTCGGTCTTGTGTATCCATTCCTTCAACTCAGCAACATATATTCTGAGTTCTTGTGCCTTATTTAGATGCCATTCATCACCACTCCTGAAGTACTCGTGAGTGTGATTGTCTATTGCCTTGAGAATATTGTGTATCGGTGCATTCCAGTCTTCTCTATGAGGAGTATTATAGGTACGGGAAGACATTGGTATAGTATGCCTGTCTTCAGTATTTATCCCAATCTTATTCTCTTAGATGTATCTATTTCTCGTGCCTTTTGATATCTTGATAG